AATGTGGGCAAGGATGCCCATCACAGGATTAGTCGCTGATGAGAAACTAGATGAGTGGCCAAACGCTATGCCAACACATTTAGCACAACCTTGGGATTGTAGTTCACATCATCACTCTATAGTTAAGATAGATAGAGTTAGTTCTAGTCCTTGGCTATGTAAGATTGATGGTGATTTTTATAAGGGGAAGTATTTATTTACTGTAGATTACACTGAAAACGATATTGCTGATGATCCTGCTCAACATAAACAGAGCCATGTGCTTCAGTTAACAGAAGCAGGTAAATGGACAGGTAATATTGTAGCATTACCTAATAATAGAGTTAGAGCAACAAGTCCTGCTCTATGGGAAACAGGAGAAGGTCCTCCTGATTTTAAACCTAGTCAGTATGCACATGCTGCTGAAATACATAATAGTTACTTAGATCCTAGTGTAACATTCGATAATTTATATGCAGGAAAAGAAAATGCCGGGAAAAGCAGGAGCAAAAAAAGGTAGCATGAAAGGACACACGATTGGTGGTGGACAGAAACGCCCTACCAAGTCAGGTGCAGGTATGACTGCCAAAGGTGTAGCTAAATATCGTAGAGATAATCCCGGATCAAAGTTAAAGACTGCAGTTACTGAATCTAAACCTTCTAAGTCTAGAGCTAAAAGAAGAAAGTCATACTGTGCTAGATCTGCAGGGCAGATGAAAAAGTTTCCTAAAGCGGCAAGAAATCCTAATAGTAGATTAAGGCAAGCAAGGAGAAGATGGAAGTGCTAGAGAAAATTCTTAAATGGTTAGACGCATACACTAAAAAAAGAGTAGCATATCTTTCAGGTAAAGGTAAAAAAGATGATTAGTGCAATAACAAGCATACTTGGTTCAGTTGGTGGACTAGCAACATCTTACATAGATGGAAAAACTGCTGTACAAAAAGCTGAAGCACAGATACGAATGAAGGAAGCAACAGGCGAGATTGATTGGGAGCTTGCTGCTATACGGGCCACACAAAGTTCGTGGAAAGATGAATGGTTGACTATAATCTTTACAATACCATTGATCCTTTCATTCTGCGGCGATTGGGGAAGACAGATCGTGCATGATGGGTTTATGTCGTTGCAGCAGATGCCTGATTGGTATCAGATAAGTTTGGGATGTATCGTGGCCGCATCATTTGGGATTCGATCTGCGAGTAAGTTTTTTGGTAAAAGAAAGTAAACATATAGTAAGATTTAAAGATGAGTATATAGGAAATAGAAGATATCCACTAGATAGTTTAAAACACACAAACCATTGGGCAAAGAAAAGGAAAGAAGAACATGAGTTTTACATTAAGTTCAAGAAGCTTGAGCAAATTAGAAGGCGTACACGAATCCTTAGTGAATATCGTAAAAGAAGCCATCAAGGTGACAAAGGTTGACTTTGGTGTGATTTGCGGCACCAGAACAAAAGCAGAACAAGCTGAGTTAGTTAAGAAGGGTGCATCGAAAACAATGAATAGCCGCCACTTACCCCAAGAGAGTACAGGTAAATCACATGCCGTGGACCTCATGGCTTATGTTGGTTCAAGGGCATCATGGGAGTTGAATCTTTATGATGACATTGCTGATGCAATTAAAGCTGCAGCAGTTATGGAAGGAGCAGATGTAACATGGGGTGGTGCATGGCATAAACCTCTTAATGATTGGAGAGGTACGTCTGCAGATTTGATGAATGAATATATTGATTTGCGGCGTGGTCAAGGCCGAAAACCTTTCATCGATGGACCTCATTTTCAGCTTGAGATAAACTAATGTGGTTGCCTATAATTTTGGTGTGTTCAGCACCTTATGTAGAATCTTGCAATATAATTACAGGATTAGAACTAATAGAAACAAAAGAAGAATGTTTTGCCGAAGCTACTGTTAAAGCTAACTATATACTGCAAAGTCCTACTGTATATCTAGCTAAACCTGCTTGTCAAATTCTACCTAAAAAAGTCAAGAAGTCTACAAAAATAAAAGGAAAAGATATATAATGGCTAGACAACTTACAGATAAACAACAAAAGTTTTTGGATGTATTGTTTGAAGAAGCAGGTGGTAGTGTTATCCTTGCTAAAAAACTTGCAGGATATTCAGAAACAAGTAGTACCTCTGATATTACAAAAGGTTTAAAAGATGAAATACTTGAAGCTACACAACTGTATATGGCTCGAAATGCACCACAGGCTGCTGTAGCTATTACAGGTAGTTTATCTGATCCTACACAATTAGGTGTACGAGATAGGCTTGCAGCGGCAAAAGAACTGTTAGATCGTACAGGTTTAATTAAAACAGAAAAGGTGCAAGTAGAAACAAGTGGTGGTGTGGTACTTATGCCACCTAAGAATAGTGAGGAATAATAAAATGGCAGAAAAAAAATATACTAAAGAAGGTGAAACAAAAAGAATATTAGATGTTTTAAATTCTTCAGAGAGTCATAAAGGTATGTTTAGTAGACTAAAAACAGAACATAAGCAAATACATAGTGGTGATTTTAATCCAGAGTATTTAGGAAAAGAAGGTCAAGAATTGCAAAGTTATATTAAAGCTTTAGATGAAGTTATTTTTAATTATAAATATGATCCTAAGTTAA